TTGCCTGTGCCTGATGGGTCTGTGTTTACTGTAGGAGGTGCTTCTGATAAGAATGCTCTCTCCTCTCTAAGAAATCTTTCTTGGTTTTCTAGAAGTTGAGCAGTAACTGCCTTTCTATGATTGTCAGAGATCTTGTCTAGACCTTCTGCTTCAAGTAAGGGTTGCCACTTCTTCTGGAGTTGTCCAGAATTAAACATGGAATTTTCCTTTAGGTTAGAATTTAAGTGTTGACTAATTGAACTTGGTCAGTGCTTGAAGGTATGCATCCATCGCTGCGGTGTTCTCCACAACGGGAGCTTCTTCAGAGATGACTTCTTGGGACTCGACGACAGGTTTCTTAGCAAAGTAAGATTCCTTCAGTGCGTCTAATTTTTCCCTGTACTGTTCTTCACTCTCAAACTCAACTCCTTTAGATAGTTCCGCAAGCTTCTCTTTCTGTGAAAGTGCAAGTCCTTCGCTAACTTCATCAAGGATGTTATCGGAGACAGATGCTGATAAACGACTTGTCAATGCAATGTTGTTATCAATCTGTTCGTTGAGTTTTGTCTCCATTTCATCTAGTTTGGTGACCATTGCCTCAAGTACATCATATTTGTCTTCAGGGATTTCGACATAATGTTCTTCAAAAAGACCTTTGAGGCCAGTCAAGAAGGATTCAGAGAGTTCACCTCTGATTCCCGACTCTACTTGGAGTGCATTTTCAGTAATCCACTCTTCTGCAACATAGTGCAAGTATGAGTCTACTCGTTCTTGAAGCGATGCTTTGTACTCACCCATTTCTTTTTGGATGTAAGCATCATAGTCTGCTTCAAGCGATTCCTTTACGATAGCAATCTTTGACATTACGGCTGACTCAAAGATTGTACGTGCTTTTTCTTTGAAACTCTCAGATAGTTTCTCTCCTTCAAACAATGCTTGTACATCGTCTTCTAGATCGATTTCAATCTCTCCTACTGGAGCTTCCTGTTCGGG